CCCCCCTTTCACAAAATTTCATCAGAGATGGAAAGAGTTACCCCGCCCATTAGAATTAAAATGATTTCAGGTTATTAGACCGGGGGGGATTGTTCTAAACATCCATTCTCTGCCCAATAAAGTTAATTCGTTTGTTTTTCTGTCATGCATTGCATTATGCTTGGTTAATGACAAACTAACTAGATTCCAATCACACCAAGCGTATTCCGGATAATCTTCCACAGGATAAATATGATGAACGACCGTCGCCTCAACATCTTTACCAAACCGCTTGCTTTCTTGACACTTGTATCCATCCCGCTTTAGTATTTTTTTTCGCTTCTTTTTCCACTTTATGCTTTCGTAAGCAAACATAACAGATACCTCTAAAAAACCATACTCTGGCGCTTCGGACGGATGTTCTCAGCACCTGCCCGTTGTTTTTGCCGTATAACAAGAGCGCCCCGGTTTCCCTGGGCGCTCTTTCACTGATTGCAGCATAACCTTTTTTTATGTCCTATGTACGGAATCCAAAAATTTTTTAAACGATTCCCTTCATGTCCGCAAGCAGATAATAAAATCGGCGTCTCCGGTCATTGAAATCCTTTTCATTCATTCGAATGTTTTTCAATAATCGCATATAATTCCAGGTAACATCCTCTGTCATAGCCAACAGAAACAGATCGTATTCTGAATGAGAAGCCATCTTTGCTGCTTTCTCAATCATAGCTATATCGTTTGATAGGATAGCGGCTTTCTCCGCGTTTCGGCCTGTAGGATCGCCTGGCCCGCCACCGGAAGGCATTCCCGTGATTTGCGGGCTTTTATACGGGGATTCCAGTTCCTTCAACCGCCGCTTTTTGCTTTTGTATTGCTTGCAAAAATTATTCAGCTCTCGGTATGCCCATGTGCCTATATTGTACTTATCTAGTCTCAGGTCTCGCTTATTCGGCATTGCTTATCCTCCACGCGGTCCAACCGCACCCCCACAACATTTTGACAACCACATAAAGGGCAATCAAAGGCATCGTATTTTTTATTTCCATTTGCCAGACTCTGCACTAAGCCTCCATTGTCTCCAACAGTATATCGTTCAAGTTTATTTGCATGAAATCTAAAACCGCATATTTTGCATTTATATTTTTCTACCATTGTTTTCCCTCACTTTTTCCGCAGCGTGTCAATGACGGCCTTTACAATCACAACCCCTAGCCCGAGTGCCATGATACTCCCGAGCAGGTACATGCTATTGATGAATATGCTTGCCATTTCTGCTATCTCCTTTCCGATAGAACCGTGATACAAACGCTTTCCCGCTGGTTCATGGCTTCCCCTCCGGCTTTTTGCCCACCTTCACGCAGCAGGCCAGCAGCGCCCCGATGGAACCAGATAGAGCCGATATCCCCACCAGAAGCAGCAACCAGGCGTATAGGGGTAAACTAATCGTCATGGGGTTTCGCCTCCGTCTATCTTCACCCCACATGATCCGCAAAATAGGTAAGGTTTCAATTCATTCATTGGGCTCCTCCTTTAGTCCGGCAACCCTACAATAAGTGATGTAATCCTCATATCGGACAAGTACCGTGTCGTACTTTCTCCATTTTTTGCAAAAACCGATCTCCATTTTTACCGGCTCATCAACTTTGCACACTTCTCCATTACCATATCCAGACTTTTGCCATTCTTCCAGTGAGTAAATCTCGGCACAATTCGGGTATAGAGTATATCCTCCGAAAGATCGCTTTTCGTCGTCCCGCGTTCTGTGTCCCCAGAGGACGCATGGCATCCCAAATTTCCACCCGTACTCCGTATGATCTATGCTCACGGCCAGCAGATTTCTTTCACTCATTGGTTTTATCCCCTCTCAAAATTGATAGGTATGCCATCTGTTCCGGCACTTTCGGCGCTGTCCGTCGCGCGGAAGTAGTCGCCCGGCGCAGGCCACATAATCCGGTATGCGGCATAATTGATAACGTCCAGAAGATACTCCGTGTTGTGGGTAGCCTTGTACTTGTCCAGACACAGCTCCAGACTTCCCACCGCGTCCACACGACCAGAAGCAAAGTTATCCCTTGCAGCCCCGTACTTGTAATAGCTGACATCCATCCGGTTCTTGCATTGCTGGATGATCTCGTCGAGCTTACGGTCGTTGATCGTCGGGTCTTTCATGGTTTTCCGCCTCCAATGCTTTTTCAGCTTCTTCGCGGGTGAGGAATATGGTTTTGCCGATATCCAATAGACCAAACGACAATCTTCTGTCGTTCCTGCGCGCCGAAATCACCATCCACCCATTGCCTTCTGATTTTTCCGTGACTCTATAACCAATAGCTGCATTGTCGCGTATGGTATATACCATATCCCCGACTTTAACCGGACAATATGGCTTAATCACCACCCGCCCCTCTCGATCCGCCTCGCCCAGCTCCGCCGCCCGCTCGACGGTGAGGCCGGTTGCGCGATAGGCTTGTAGCTCTTGACACTCGGTTTCTGCTATTATCGACTGGTTATCTTTAGCGCACCTGCAACTTGCCCCCAAATAGTAGCCGTCACAGCCATATAATTTTCTGATTTTGCACGCTTTTAATACCTGAGGATCACACCTATATCGCTCCATCTCTCATTCCTCCCGCACGTCAATCTGTACTAAAAATCTCCCTTTCGGGCAATACGCATAATTTCCGCATTCATCCATCAAAACCAATGTTCCATCCTCTTGAATAGCAAACCCTTCCATATCGCAATACATAAGTTCATCTGCCCAATCTTCTTTCAACGCGATATTCCAGAGATCAGGTTGTGTACCTGTTTTGGAATCGGTTACCGTAAATTTTAGCTTAATCATGTTCTACCCCCCCTCCTTCACTCCACGCCATTGCCAGTTGCATTTATTGTTTTCGCGGCACGTTTTACATCTATCATCCATTCTGCCATCTGATAGAAATTGACGTTTTACCCATTCACATTTTGCGCAAAACCCTCTCCAAGTTTCCACCGCCGCGTCCCGCTCCCGCTTTACCTGTTCCAGTTCAGCCTCCAGTTTTGCGATGATAGCGGTTCCTGCTTCTTTGCCCTTTTCGATTCCTTCAAACCATGCGTTGATTTCCCGCTCTCCCCAGCTTCCCGGGACATCATCCACATACTTTCCGTGGTCGTATAGGACTTGTACACCGTTTTCGAACAGCACAGAGGTTTTGCCGTTGCCAAAATCCAGTTCTCTCAATACAGCTCCCATATTCAATACCCCTTCCGTCATTTCCGATCGTCCTTTCCTGCTTCCTGGAGGTCATGCAAAGCTTTGAAGAACTTCCGGCTCCTTATGTTCAGGCCCTTGCCCTGCCATTCATCCTCCAGCCTATAACGAACATCCAGATCAAACACGCTTTTCCCGGTCCCTTTCATCGGCTGATCCAATCGTCCCTGCAATTCTTTCAGCCCATCCCAATGCTCCGGAAGATACCGCCAGATATTCCGCAGCTCCTCCAGGTTTTTGTTCCTGCAACACCAGCAGCTCACCCGGTCCAGTATGTCATACAGCCGTATCGTTCCATCCGGGGTACACGCCCCGCTCTCCCGCCACTCGTACCCCGTGGCATAGCATGACGCGAGACAATCCGCCTCCGACATTCCATACTCTACCAGTGGATACCGTTTATTCGTTCCTTCGCTTGTATCCATCCGGTGCTTTTCGTCCGCCGCTATTCCCACCAGCACAATCGCGTCTTTGCTTTTCGCATACTTGTCCATCGCGCTTGTTTTGGCCGTCGTTCCCCAGCGGCAGCGGCCCCCACACCATCCATACCCGCGATAGGTTCCGCTTCCGTCCCGGCGCGTTACCAAACGCTCCAGCATATCCCACCGGAAAGGATAAGCCGGGTATAGTACCGTGTGCTTGATCCCGATTTCATCCAGCCGAGCCGTCAGCTTCGCCCAGGTGTCATATATCGCTTGAAACTCCATCCCCGTATCATACATGACTACTTCGTCCAATTGACGGCCTCGCTTAATGTGTTCCTCCACCATGGCCAAGCTGTCTTTTCCGCAGCTTACGTTTGCAATTGTGTACTTCATCTTTTCCTCCATTTCTGGAGGATACCGGTACCCTCTGCTTCTCATCCCCGGTTAGCTACGCCGGGGTTATGTCAATTTCCGATCTTCTGCTTTAACCTTTCGGCAGTCCTCGTAATACCTGCACTCGAATGATTCACAGGACAGCCTCCGCCCCCCCCTCTGGAGGGATGGCCTTAAGCCAATAGCAATCCTCCTGCTTTGTACAGTTCTCGCAATAGTCCCCCCGCCTACAGCGGCTACACGTTGTCAACATACAATCTCCTCCACAATAACCTCCGTCCGCTTTGCCCCATCGTACACCCGCCGAAGCGTCAGATCGATCCTTTCAAAGCTATCGTCCCGGATGATTCCGGCTTTCACCAGCCCATCCAGAATCATCTTGCCGCTGTAATTGTCCGGGTCCCGCCTCCGGTTATCCCAAAAGCAGTAGACCAACGTTACAGAGGCGTGCTCCAGCGGAGCGGGAGGCCTCGGGCGGCAGTAAGCAGCCACCAGCAACGCCCATTGCTTCTTGATCTCCTGATACTTCCAACGGTTGTCACGCCCTATGTATTCGTTGTTGCTCGGCGGAACGGATGGAATGGTATAACGGTACGTCAAAACGGTATATCGCTTTCAAACGGTATATATTTTTGAATAACCTCGTGTCTTCCAATCACGAATTTTAAAGGAAAATATGCGCCGACCACTGCCGCGAGTCTTTCTACGTCACTAACCCAAAAACTTCCGGATATGCAGATTCCGGCACAGTTCCCTTTTTTGGTATCACATAAAACTTCATCACCTGCTTTCAGAATAATGTGGTCCGGCACAGAAAATAGGTATGCCTTTTGATTCTGGCCTTCTGCGTGTTTGATAAACGCTACGTTTGTAAGCAACATCATAACCCCCTCCTAAAACGGTAACGAATCCGAATCGTCGACGATCTCTTCAAAATCCCCCGCTCCGGCGTTGGAGAAGGCGGGAGACCCATCATATCCGGGAGCGACGGATACATCGGCGGACGGCTTGGCCGCTTTCGATTCCACAAAATACACCTGATCCGCCACCACCTCATAGGCCGTGCGCTTGTTGCCCTCCTTGTCTGTGTACTGCCGGGTTTGCAGCTCGCCCTTTACCGCCATCTTCTGTCCCTTCCGGAAATACCGGCATATGAATTCCGCCGTATTCCTCCAGGCCACCACGGGGATAAAGTCCGCCTGGCGCTCAGAGCCCTTCTGCTGAAACGCCCGATCCACCGCCACCGTAAAGCTGGTAACCGGAACCTGTGAAGCCGTATGCCGCAGCTCCGGATCTGCCGTCAAACGGCCCATTATGCAGATAACATTCATACTCCATCGTCCTTTCTGTATTTCGGCGCATACGTCATTACCTGCGCCATATATCCCTCCATATCCAGGGAGGTTTCTTCTTTCGGAGGCAAGGCCGTGATCTTTCCTCTTGCCTCATCTTCCGTCAACCATTGCGCGGCCTTTTCTATGGCTTTGTCTCCCTCATAGCGGTACTTTCCCACCTTAGTAAGGTACACTTCCACCAATGTTTTCCCGTACTTCCTTTCCAGCTCCTCCCGCTGTTCGGCGGGGGTGGGGGAGGCCGGCGCTTTCCTCTCCTCTCCTTTCATCTCTTTTCTTTTCTTCTCTTTTCTTTTAGGGGGGGATATCCCTGGTTTCGGGGGGGTGAAACCCCCATTTCCCGGTGGAAAACTGGTTTTTTGGGCGTTAGGAATAAGACCGGCGCTTTCCTCTTCGGTCAAGAGCCAGTATTCCTTTATGACAGGCCGCGGTATTCTCTCGGACATTCCTATGACATATCTTTTTTGTATGCCCCTGCTCGTTATAATCCCATGCTCCGCGAACAGCTTATCACTGAATAACCCGATTCGTAAGCACAGGCTGACCGTCTGCCTGACGGTTTCGGACCCAACGCCGCCGCCGATCTTCCTTGCGGTAGTCGCCGCATCGTCGTAGCTCCACGAGTAGTAATATCCATGAGAACCGTATGCCCTTTGGCACAGATAGAAATAAACCAGAAAACCCGGCGCACCCTGACCGTCCAATAGTTTATCGATCTTAGGTTCGTTATCAAAGATATCCGTCTGCCACCCCGCGAAATCAAGGCTTTCCTTTGGTGGACGAGACGTTTCCGCCGCCTCCTCTCTTCTTATACCGGCACCAATCGGTGCTGATCTCGTTTCTGTGGTACGGGCATTTATCCTTAGTGCAATGGCTCATGTGTACAAGCCCGTATGCCGGACAGTGGACGTAAGAATTCCCTACGCCCACCTTGCCGCGTTCACATATTGGGCAGATCATCCCCTCCACTCCCTGTCAATCTGGTTTTCCAACACTTTGATTTGCAGCTTATATACATTGACCGCCTCTTGCACGGATTCATAATTTGCCTTGGCACAATCCCGCTTGAATTTGAGTTCTGCCACTTCTTCCGATCCCCTACAAACGTCTGATATGATGGACACGGGCATTCCGTTGTCTCTCTCAATCAGCATTTTCTTTGACAAGGCGATTCGGTAGTCTTTTTCCGCCTGCGCTTCTGCAACTCCTCTCGCCCTATATTCCCTTTGGGCGGCGTTCAGCAAATTAATGCTATTTTGCAGAGCACTCATCAGGTCTTGGCCGCTCACAGATAATTCCTCCCAAATATTCGCATAAATTCATTGTGTCCATGCTCCGCCTCAAACATGGCTTGATATTCACGTTTGAGGCGGAGGTCATTCTCGCGGTTAAAATGCACCCCGTTCGGCGGCTCATTGTGGCACCAATGGCAGAGATCAACCTTCATCCCAAACCGCTCTGACGCTTTTCTGTTTGGGCCGCCAAACACATGATGGCATTCGATCCAATGGCTTGATCCGCATATATGGCACTGTCTCATTGCACTTTATCCATAACCTTATCCGCAACTTTTATACAGTCTGGGCATAATACTCTGTGGTGTCTCTGTTCTGCATAAGCCGCGATTTTGTCCGCTTCCCATATTTCTCCCGATCTGGTTTTCGTGTTCGAAATAGGAATACCGCAGTCCGCGCAAACATATTTCAGCTTTTCATCCAGTTCTGCAGAACTGATTTTGTCCGGATCTTCTCCCGTAGGCAGCGCGAATGCCCGTAACCACATATATTTAAATGCGTAAGTCATCGCTTTGCCTGATCCTTTATCCTGGCTGTCCGCCCCGTCTCCACAGGAAGCAATGTCTATGTATTCCTCCGGGTTTTCTACATTCACAAGCCTGTACATTACATCAACGTGTGTGATCTGACCGATCCTGCTGGCAGATTGCTGTATCGGATAAATCACCAATTTGTGCTTGATTAGTTCAGCGCGCATAATTCCGGTTACCTTTTCTTCGGATAAAGCCTTATAGCTGGTAGTGCCGAATTTAACTTGATCGTCCTTCGTTAAATACTGCACATCCTGCATAATTGCAGACATTTTCTCGTATATGTTCATATCCATCTCTCCCGCCTTTCGTTGCAATTCGGGCACTCCCGGCCGCCATTGTCCATCTCGTAGTACAGATTATCGTATACCGGCTCCCCGCACCTGTCGCAAATATAATCCGGGTCGGGGTCCGGCGCGTTGGGACACCGAGGATCACAGGGTATCTGCCTGCACTCCGCGCACATCGCTCTCCATCTCCTTTAGCTTCCTCAGCTCTTCCTCCGCCTGCTCCCACATACCCTTGTACAGATCCTTCTCCGATTTGATCCTTTTCAGCTCCGTACACAAAAACTCAGTTACCTCTATGTAAGCTTTCTCATGATCCATTGACTTTTTCGCTCCTTCCGGTTATAATAAAGACGATTTCATTTTCTCTGCGCTTGTCGTCGGTGTTCCCGCACCGGCGGCAATTTTTTTGCGTCTCAGCTTGCGCTTGACGGTTGCCGCAAACCATTCCTGCGTACTGGCGTATCCTTCCGCCTGCACAATCTCCAGAAGCGCCCTTGCAACGTCGCGGGACATGGCTGCCGTAAACTTGTAGATTTCCGATACCTCTTTTTGCTTCACGGCCTTTTCCGGCGTTCTCAAGCCATATTCCAACGCCACAAGCCGTATAGCCCTTTCCATGTCCGCTCCGTACACCGCACATAATTCCTTAAGTTGTTCCATCATAGGCATACATCGGCTATTTTCTAACCTGGATATCCCCGGTTGGTCCAAGTCTGCCACCTGTTCGCATACCTCTCGGGCGCTTAAGCCAGTTCCTTTCCGGGCCGATTTCAGCATGACTCCAAGGGTTTCAGGCTCCATCTGCTTTCACCTCCTCCGTCCTCGCTGTTGCACCAGCGAGGGCGGCTTTTATTTTTGCCCATTACCATATTTTTCGCCTCTTATTCCTGGTTAAAGAATGCTTTGAATGTACCTGATCCGTATTGCCCGCTCGTTATGTCGATTACCTCCCGTATGGTGTAGCTGTCTTTTAAGGTCCCCAGGCTGTCCACAAACTTTTTCGTTCCTTGCGAACAAGCGCCGGTTATGATTCGGTACATTGGGATGATTTCATCCGCCGTGAGACAGCTATCCAAGGTGAGGCGCTTGTATTGATCTGCCCCTCGATTCATGGCGGCCTTAAACGCCAGATCCCGAACACCGTCCCCGAACGTTTCACAATGGACATAATTCGTCCCATCAAATAATACGTTGCGGCCCGGGATTTTGCCTTTGTAGAACACATACCCTTTAATATCCCGTCGACCCTTTATATGGGTTAATATGCCGTCAGCATATAGATATCGATTGGGCACATAGTCGCCATCATGTAATTTGTTTGCCTTTTTTATTGCGGCCTTTTTGGATATCTGGGTGCCTCTGAGATAGAGGCTACCGCCCACTGTAAGGTTATCCGGCAATGTCTGAATCGGGGTGTCGCTGAAATCGAGGTCACGGGGTGCCTCTGAGATCAAGCCATCCGCCTACTGTAAGGTTATCCGGCAATGTCTGAATCGGGGTGTCTCTGAGATAGAGGTAGCCACCCACCGTAAGGTTATCCGGCAACGTCTGAATCGGGGTTCTGCGGAGATCGAGGCCGCCACCCACTGTAAGGTTGTCCGGCAACGTCTGAATCGGGGTGCCTCTGAGATCAAGCCATCCGCCTACTGTAAGGTTATCCGGCAATGTCTGAATCGGGGTGTCTCTGAGATCGAGGTCACCGCCATTCCTTTTCATCATGTTTTGGGCTTCTTCAATGGTCAATTTCATGATTTCTCCTCCCTATAAAGCTCCATATGCACCCGCCTACCATCATCACGCAGCCTATCACCGCTCTCGCCACTATGTACCGGCCCGTGTTACAGTAAGCGTCTCCTTCCGCGCCCAGCACAATCACAAATCCCACTATACCGATTAGCGCGGGCAGCTTTGACTTCATTCTCTTTCACGTCCTTTCTCTACGCTTCCCGGATAGGCCGGATTTTCCCGTATTCCTCGGCCGGGGCTTTTTCTTTGGTCTGCATGGCGGTGGTTAGGTACTCCGGTACTCGGTCAACGTCGATATACAGCTTATTCCCGGAATGAACAGTAGGAATGTATCCTTGCTTTATAAGGCGGTGCATGATCTTTTCTGACAGCGGCGTGTCCGGGTCCTCCTCCCGCAGCAGAGCTACCGCCTTGGGCACAGTTCGTAACCTCATTTTTTCACCTCCCTGTTGACAATCTCTTTCATAGCCTATATGATGTTTTATATAGACTTTGAAAGGACTTGGTTCTATGAACGGCGATAAAGCGCATATTGGATTTCGCATTGACCATGAACTGTTGGAGAAATTCCGCTATATCTGCGGGTATGAGGGCCGAAGCATGGTGGGGCAGATGGTCTACATGATCCGCCGCTTGGTGTTGGATTTCGAGAAGCAGCATGGGGAGATTCGCTTCGAGGAGTAAAACTATCGTATAAGGGCGCTATTATCCAACCTGCGAACCGTCAGCTTTCGGTTATATGCCTGCAAAATCGGTTGCGCATATTTGGAGTCCCCATTGATCGGCAAAAGCCTGCCGTCCCTAACGATAGCCGCCGGCGTAACCTGATATAGCTTCTGAATAAACGTCCGCCTATCATACACTCCCTTGTATGCCTTGTGGAACATATGGACCCCGCCTAGAATTTGCGCCGTCAGACTATCCGAAACGCCTCCCCATGTGGATTTGATAAGGGATAGTATTTCTACATAATCCTTTTCCCCGGCGCTTTTCAGAATACTGAAAGCCTTGGAAACGGCCACAATCTTATTAGGAGATTGTCCCTTACTAAAGTCGATATATAGCCCAGATAAATCGGTTAACTGCACCAGCTTCATAACGTCGGCATCCTTGGCGGCATAAAGGGCTTTTAGCTTTTCAATCGCTTCTACATTTTTGGATATGCCGTTTTGCTGGGAGAACAGCTCCGCCTCTTTCTGCTTTGTCAGCCCATAATAAACCTTGCAGTTAACCAGCAAATCCCGGCCTCCGTTCCGCATTTTCAGCGCGGCCAATGTGTGCTGGCCGTCAAAAACGTAATACTTGTTCCCCCGGAAGGATACCTTGATCGGATTGACCAGCTTTTCATCAAACGCGGATACAATTCTCTTTACGCGCCTGGGATCGATGGTTCTCTGATAATCATGATCGGATAAAATAAGTTTGCTGTTGACTTGCTTATACTCGAATTTTGTGTTATAATCATTCATGGAAATATTCCTTTCTTATTTTTCTGATGGCCGTTTCTGCTTCCGACAGAACGGTCATTATTTTTTTGGTGTTTTCGTCGATTTCCATCAGTCCCCGGTTCCGCGACAAGCAATCCCCGGTTTGTCGGATATACGTATCTGCAATAGCCCCAAGCTCCTCGGCCAGATCGTCAATGCCGTATACGATCTCCCGATCCTGGTCGTATAGGTCGTTGATGGTCTTTTCACCGTACTGCTTTTCAAGGGCTTGCGCTTCCTCACTGATATGTACCGGCTCGCCCTTTGCGTCGCGGTATTGATGGCGGGTGTTAATGCAGCTTTTGCAGACATTCCGGCCGGGATAAAAGTCCGTTAGGGCCTTTTCAGCCCCGCATTTAATGCAGGTTTTTCTTTCGTCCGGGTCTGCTTTGGATTCCATGATCTCCCGAAAGATTGCGTTGACGGTGTTCCCCTGCCCTCCCTTCCTGGCTCGTTGGATTTGCTCGCTCGTACCTTCCTCCTTGATCACCTCCGCTTTTCTGAGGGTATCCCTGGATACGCCTGCGACCTTAGCAATTCTTTCATCGGTATGGATGGGAGCGACCTTTTCTGATTTCTGCAAAGGTCGGGGGTTCGCTCCGCCTGTTGATACTACTAAATTAGATTTCGCTTCTGCCTTAACCACCGGCTTCAACTGCAAAGCCAGTTCTGCCCGTTGGAACGCTGTCAAATTCCTCCTTCCAAATTGGTTCAGGATGATCCACTCCCTTGCCTTATCCCGGTTGGCAAACTCCTTTTGCACTGTATTAAAGGGAATACCATGCTTTTGGCATATCCTATACCGGTTGTGCCCGTCCACCAGGATATCTTCCCATAGCACCAGCGCGTCCCGGCAACCGTCCTCTATGACGTTTTTCTCCAACTGGCTGAACTCTTCATCCGTCAGCCTCGGTATGAGGGCTTCAAACTCCTTATCGATTTGTATTGACAACTTTGCTCTCCTTTCTGCCCTCATTAAGGGGGGCTATTTTGTGAATTGTTTTCACCCTCTCTTTGTGGTAATATTGAGGCGGAGAGGAGGTGAAAATAATGAAATTAGATTATGACTGTGTGCGCGATACGCTGGTCTATTTAGAGTCTGCTCCGTATGTCGTTACAAATGACAGCGGACGCGTTGAATTCAAAGGGGTTTGGCTTCCGGCGATTTGCAACGACCTTCCAAAATATCCACAAGAGGTAATCTACTACACTCTGTCCAAGCTTGACGAAGGCGGATATATAGATATGTCAGTACAGTGGGCCGGTAACGGTTTAAACGCATGCCGTGTCAATTACATCACATATGAGGGCCATGAATTTTTAGAAACAATAAAACCCGAAACGGTTTGGAAAAAGACCGTAGGAATTGCGGGTAAAATTGGAAATTTTAGTTTGCAGATGCTTGCGAAAATATCGGAAGGGGTTGCAACAGCTTTTTTGAACAAATACCTTTTAAGTGACCACGATCCAATCCTTCGCGATTAAATCCTCCTCCTTTGGCTGCCATCCGCGACGGGGGCCATTGCTTGCTACGCTTTCGAGTGTACAGCAATCTGGCGTGTTCGTCGGCATAATCTTGATTGTCGTGCTACACCAAACGCTTGTGATATAGCCCCATGACTCCCTGGTGATGTATGGTTTTTCTTCCGTTCTGGCTTTGATCGCCTCATGAATATACAATACTTGTTCACCTCCTTCCCGCTCTTCGGAGCGGGTTTTCTTTATGCCCCTTTTTGCTCCTGCCCAGTGTCATCGGACTTTACCTCTGGCATAGTGGCGGCCATGTCAATAGTCATGGGTAATCAGGAACCCTTCCTGTTCTGGCGAATGTCATAAAAGCTTCTCTTGGCACATCGTATACCCATTGTCCTCCCGGGCCTTTATAGGCCATACCGATAGGATAATCTCCCCGACGAAGCGCCGCTTTGATCGTATTCGGATTTTGCTTTCCTAACACTTTTGCCATTTCTCCCGGGGTTATGAGTGTCGGATTTTGCTTGTTCACGCTCTCACCTCCTTCCCGCTCTCCCGAGCGGGTTTTTCTTTATGCCGCCTAAATGACAACCGTGATTGCCATGTACCCAAACGCATGATACTTTTCTGGATACATGGTCTTGACCGCTTCGCCGTCCCATTTGTGGCTTAAATAACGGCTTTCGTTAGCCTCGCAGTATTCACCGTCATCTTTTTGTATCCACATGATTGCGTACTCTGAAACGGCCTGCCGAAGTTCATAAATAGTCATTTCCACGTCACCTCCTCCTGCCCGCTCTTCCGAGCGGGCTTTTCTCATGCGCCTCTCTCCCGCTCGGAATCCCTAAAAAGATCATCCACGGTGCAACCCAGGACGCGGGCGAGATCGGGAAGTTTATCAGCGCGGGGAACATTTTCACCGGATTCCCACATTGCAACCGTAGATTGTACGATTCCCATCTCATCCGCAAGCTTTTTCTGGGTAATACCGGCTCTTTCTCTCATAATTTTGATTCCATTCATTTCATCACCCCTTTTGTTTATCATTTTCGATGTTATATTAACATTTTAAGTGATATTTGTCAACACTGAAAATGATTAAATTTCTTTTTTTAATAATATTGTTGATTTAAATCATTCTTAATGATATAAGATTAGATAGGAGGTGCTATCATGCAATTCCAAATCAGACTTAAGCAGTTGAGAGAATCAACTAAAACGTCACAACAGCAATTGGCCTTAGTTTTGGGGGTTTCCCAGTCCACTGTTGGAATGTGGGAGAGCGGAAAAAATCTTCCATCTGTTTCCACTTTGTTAGAACTAGCAGATTATTTTCATTGCTCCACCGATTACTTGCTTGGCCGTGTAAATAATCCCACCTATGAAATAAGAAAAGCACCGCCCGAAAGCGGTGCTAATGAATATGCTGTTGATTCCGGCGCCCCCGACCTCACTGTAGAAGAGATTCGGGAACTGCGCAAACTTCTTCAAGAACGCAGCAGGTAGCAAGTGGTTTACATTTTTTATTTATGTATGTGATTTCGCCATATCTGACAAACTCACACCCAGCGTACTTTTCCGGAAACTCTACGACGATTATTTTCTCCGACCGCTCGTCCGTATTATTTTTCACTCCGTCCCCATCCCTTCCCTAAGTTTCGCCGCCATTTTACCACCTTTGCCACATATTGTCAAGGGTGATTGTGTGGAGGTAGGAAAAATGATCGATTTCCAAAATGGTAGCTTTGTCAAGCTGAAACCCGTTTCCCCGGCAACCACAGGGCAGCTATTGCAGCCAATCATGGTTCAGGGGGAGCAGATTGTGTGCGCGTTTCAAGGTATCCGTGATAGCGTAACATTTACCAACATGAGAATTGTTGCCATCAATGTTCAAGGCATGACCGGAAAGAAAAAGGACTTTACTTCTTTACCGTACAGCAAGATCCAAGCGTATTCCATAGAGAGCGCCGGAGTGTTCGACATGGACAGCGAATTGGAGCTGTATTTCAGCGGACTCGGCAAGGTTAAGTTTGAATTCGTGGGGAATGCAAATGTGTCTCAGATATGCCAAATGATCAGTGCGTATGTTTTGAGGTAAAAGCCGCCCCACATCAGGAGCGGCAACTGCTTGACAAATTCGATTATCGCGGTTACAATATGGGTGTAAGGTGCTGCCGGTCAGACGGTTAGCCCCTCGGTAGCGATAGAAGTAACCGCTTGCTTGGAGGCTGGGCGGTTACTTCTTTTTTGTCATCTGGTAAACCAGCGTAACAATGCCGACGATCAATGCGCAGAACTGAAACAGCTCTGTGTATGTAACCATCATAGGCACCCCTCCTTTCCGGAGGGGAAAAGAATGACTTACCCCTCCTAAAAAGATGGAGGAGCCAACCGCCTACCGTGATCCGATAGCACCTTACGCGGGGATTATAGCACGGCTAGTTCCCCTTGTCCAGTTTAAACGGGTCGAAATCGACCAGTTTAAATAAAATAGCCGACCAGAGCCGGAACCTAATGGTCGAAATAATTAACGGGCGAAATGAAATATACTTATAAAAATCACCGAAAATAAAAATATATCTGCCTTTCTATGCATAACGTTATTAAAAATTCTTGATTTTTACAAATATGTAACCATTATGGCGAATTGGAAATTATCAGGAGGCGAGGATGAAAGTAATGGATAAACAGTTAATCTCAAGGTTAAAGTCTATATTCGATAATATAGCTCATAAAACAGAAGAAGGTACTGAATTCTGGTTTGCAAGAGAATTACAAGATGTTTTGGGATATACAGAGTGGAGAAACTTTAATACTGTAATTGGAAAAGCAAAGGCTGCTTGTGAAACTACTAAAAGAACAATAGACAACGATTTTGTTGACGTTAACAAAATCGTCTCAATTTGTTGATGTCAACAAAACAATCTCTATGACAAATAGAGGTTATCGAGAAATTGGAAATTATCAGGAAGCGAGGATGAAAGTAATGGCTCCAAAAAATAAAGTAGAAAGCACTATCCATGCGCAGGGGACGGAAATATCCATTTTGTCATCAGCAAATGAAGAAGATTTTATTTCGCTTACGGATTTGGCACGGTATAGGAATTCCACCGCGCCAAAGGATGTTGTAAAAAACTGGATGAGAATTCGCAGCACAATAGAATTCTTAGGATTGTGGGAAGAATTAAACAACCCGAATTTTAAAGGGGTCGAATTCGACTCCTTTAAAAACCAAGCCGGTGACAATGCATTTACGTTATCTCCACAGCAATGGATAAAACAAACAAACGCAATAGGGATAGTGTCAAAATCTGGACGATACGGCGGAGGTACATACGCCCACAAAGACATTGCTTTTGAATTTGCATCTTGGATTTCGCCAGAATTTAAAGTATATGTTATTAAGGATTATCAGCGCTTAAAACAGGATGAAGCCTATCGCCTTGAAATTGGCTGGGATACTAAAAG